CGCTTTCCCTTTATCAGATATTTTGCTTTTGTTGATTATTTCTGTTACATCTACTGGTTCTTTTGCTACCTCTACCAAGTTTCCTGTACGTGTCATTTCAATTTGCTTTTGACCGCTCATGATCATTGCTTGTTCTTTTTCTGCTTTTTCCCTAGCCTTGAGCAATATGTGATTATCCTTGATTGAGTTTGCCATACGTTGGCGATGCATTTCTCGTTTTTCCTCTTGCTCGTATTGTTTAATAAATTGAGCCCTACAAGAGGCCTCGTTATATTCATCACCCATTAAAGGGTTAAACGATGACCATATCGATTTAGCACACTTTAATGTCAAGCCATCTAGGTGTTCTAATCCATGTTCATATCCGTATGTGCTAGCACATTTAATCACTCGTTCCCATGCACTTTGAGGAGTTGGAAGTTCCTCATGTGCATTCACGTATGCACTTAATGCGGAACATTCCTCTCTCAACTCCGCAATGCTAGGTAAAAATTTACATCGATTAATCAAGTTGGCTACGGCTTGTGTTAGCGTTACAGGATTAACATCAGCAAGCATCGTACAATACAACTTGAAACGCTCTTTTGTCATATCAGTAGACCACGCTATCTGTAACATCGATAGTGATTGAGCTATCATTTCCTTGTTGTTCATTTCTGTATTCCTCCATTACCTCTTTAACAACATTGATTGCATTATCTTTACTGTTTTTCTTTTTGCCATAATTATTGCTAGCCCATCGTCTAACAGTTGCCTGCCAATCTTTCATTGAATTTCTTCCTACTTTCCAGCCATTGCTTTCATAGTAGTCAATGAATTGTTGTGCATTGATAGAGATATTTTTTTCAGAACAGTATTGTTCGATATCTGAGATAGTAGGTTTAACAAAACGCTTGCGTTTTTGTTTTGTGCTTGCACATTTATTATCTATCTCTTTATCTAACTCTTTCTCTATCTCTAACTCTTTCTCTATCTCTCCGTTACACAATTGTTTCACTTGTGTTACATCAGCGTTACATTGTAACGCTTTTTTTCTTTCTCGATGCTTACGAACCCTACTAGCTACTGCTGTTTCACACCCTGTACTATCTTTTGTATCTGGTAGATAGTATTCTTCATCAGAACACATTTCGAGTAGTCCGCTTTTGAGTAAGTACTGTATTGTTATTTGTACATTCTCTTCTTTTTCATCAAGGTCTAATGCAAGTTCTGATGCAAAATCATCTTCAAGTCCATCAAAGTAAAGTTTTCCATCGCTCATGATTGAACGTAGTAACATTTTGAGATAGATAATTGTATAGGTATCACCGCCCGCAATCTTTCTTAATCGTTTAATTTCTTTACGTTGGAAAAAGTCCTTGTGTAACTTTAACCAAAAGTATCTTTTCGGTTCACCCATAGGCTAATCTTCTTCCGCATCCGCCAAAAGTTCATTAAGTTTGCTTAGGCTACAAACAAATGCATCAATTTTATTGGCATCTTGTTTTTGTTTAGCGTGATTAACGTGATGTATTACATCCAGTACATCTTTTAGTTCCGCAATTTCTTTTTCGTGTAATTTATAACTACCATTTTCTTGTTCTAGTTTTTCGATACGTTTAATAACATATAACTCAACTACATCAATTCTCTTCATATCGTTTTGTCCTTTCTTCAATGATCGCTTCTAGCTTCCGTTTTGTTTCTTTAGCAAATACTCCATGTGCTAAATTTTCATGACAATATCTACACAAACACGCAAGGTTATGTAACTCACTTGTACCACCCCTACCTCTTGGCAATATGTGATGCACTTCCGTTGCAGGTGCGCCACATATTACGCAACACGGATAGCCATCTATACTATCCCTTTCTACGGCTTGTGGCCTCGTTTTTTTGTAGAGTTTATCATCAAGTTTTTTCTTCTTGTTCATTCCCCCACTCCTTAACTAGCGATTGTATGTAATCGCTATCTTCAAGTTGTATTCCTAGTTGATGGCATTCATCGACTAGACAATCTATCAATCGTTGCATTTCTGATACTGTATATACGCTGCTTCCGTGGTAGCACATGATGTTGTGATAACCTTTGATGTTTTTACATTCACCTGCATCTTCGGCTAGCCAGCCAAGCCCATGACCTCGCCATATTTGTATGTAGCGTTCAACTGCATCCTCTCTAACTGGAACATATGTAAAGTGTCCACAATCTTTTATAGCTTTTTTGTACACATCTTCTTTTGTTGTGTAACTATTTTTACTTAGTTCAAGTGCAATCTTCTGCGCTATGAGCCAGCAGTAAGAATTAGCATTTAGACTTCTTGATTTAGTTTTACGTTTGATTTCTACTGTGTATTCTTTGTCAGTAGTAATCTTTGATAAATCATTGTCATGCGGTGCTGGTATTACTACCATTACACCGAGTGGCGAACGCAACAGTTCGATGTTATTTGTTGTCCACTTCATAACCTTTTACCCAGTCATAAAGCATAGACATTTGGTCTCTCGTAATGTTATCGATAACACACATTCCAAACATTTTAGTTGCTTGTTGTGCTACTTGTTCTGCACTCATCCCATGTTCACTTGCCATCTTCAAAACAATTCCATATGCATTGTGTGGATCAAATTCTTTTTCTTTCCGTTCTTTTTCTGCTGCTGCATTGATTTTTGTATCTTGCAATCCTCTATATACATCAGCACCTACACCAATCATTTTTGCTGCAGTACCTAGTGCATCAGTAACGGCCATCTTAAAGGCTTCATCGTTGCCATGAAAACCATTTTTATCTTTGTAGATTAAGAAATCGCCACCATATCCAGGAATTGGTTCACTCCATTCATCACCATCTTTTATGTATAGATTTACCAACACATACAACATAGTTTCTTTGGTTTCTTCGACTGGTACTTGTTGAGTACTAACAACTTCAAACTTCCAACCAATCCCACACATACCATATGTTTCGGTTAATACTTCCCATCGCCATTGAGGGGAAATGTCATATTTTCCTTTAAGTTTCCCAAAGTCAATTACTTTCAACGCTGATTGCGGTACAGTTTTTACCGCATTATATCTACTATCCATCTATACCTCTTTATACTTGTAACCACGCATTTCTAAGAAATCAGTCAAATCTTTTACAGCATCTTCCGTTAAGTCATAAACAGTTACTGTAAAACCAGTTTTAGTTTCTACAACTTCGATTGTTTCAACTGTTTCATTTGTGATACTTGCTCGTGCAGCCTCTTCCATTTCATTACGTTCAGCAAATTTTGCATTGATAAATTCTCTAGCTTGATCTAGTGGCATATCTTTTACTGCATCCCAACATTCATTAAATGTGATTGGTGTCGCTAGTTCGTATTGCTGGTTGCAAGTATCAACAACAAATTCAATCATTCCTTTTTTCTCTGCTAAGATTTGTTTATAATCATCATCTGATTGTTGTCTTTTTGAAATCTCAATCATCATTCCCTCAATAGAGATTTCAATGTCTTTCATCTTTGCAGTTTTATTTAACCAGCGTTTATCACGTTGTAGTTGTTCTGCATATTCTGCACGAACGTTATACTTTTCAACCATCTTTTCTATAAACTTGTTGATGGTTTCTGTTTTTGCTTGTACTTCTTTTTCGTCAAAGTATTTAATTTGTTCTGCGAGTGGCTTTTCTGCATCGTAAACAACTTTCAATACTTCATTTACTTCTTCCTCAAACAGTTCAATAGGTCTTTTAAGTTCTCTTTTTTTCTCTTTACAGAATTTATCAAGCGTTGTTCTGTACTTAACGATTTCATTTTTAGCACTTACCATTTCCTTATAGTTTTCTTCTGTTACTACAAGTCCTTTATACTTTTTTAGTTGTGCTTCAAAATATGTTTTGATTTCGTCTTTGTTCCATTTGAATACTTGTTCTTTTTGACTAACAACTGGTGTTAAATTAATTTCCATTTATTTCACCGCCTTTTGTTGTTCAACTTCTGCCATGAGTTTTTGCACTATAGCCTCTAATTTAGAGATACGGCTATCTTTGTCTTTTGCCTCTTGAATGTAGTCGCTACCTTTACCAGTTTTGAACGCTACGTTCAATGTGTATTGATTTTCACTGCCTAACGTCATACCAGCACCAATCATTACACGTTCATTAGGACGATAGAACGCTCCCAATGCTACTGCATTAGCGTTTCTATAACGCCCATAACTAACCGCATAAGATGCTTTGTCATTGCGGTTAAAATCTAATGGGTGTAAACCGCTTAATGCTGCACTAGATGCACCCAATTTATTTAGGCGTTGGTTAGTAGCGTGAATTTCATTACCGATATTATTTTGTCTATTTTCGAGTGCGGTAATACGGCCTTCATGATTAACTGTTGTATCGTGTAATGTTGCGATTTGACCTTCATGATCGTTAACCACATCGCCCAACATATTCAATCCAATTGCAATATCCTTGATATTTTGTTTGCTTTTAGAAATTTGAGTACCATTGTTACCAACCTCTTCAGCTACTGCGAAGAGTTGAGAACCATTTACCGCATCAGTAGAGGACGCATTTACTTGACCTGCTGCCACATTAGTTAGTTGGCGTGTATAATCAGTTACACCACCAAAGCCCGCTCTATCTTTAGCACCAAAAGAGGCAACAGCACTTGGGTTAGTTCCAGCTACTGCATGAGTTTTTCCATTAACAGTCATATCAGCGACTGCTACCGCATCATCGGTTACTGAATTAGTACCGATTGCTACCGCATTAGGCTTATCGGCGATGATATTGTTACCTACTGCCACCGCATCAATTGCAGTTGCTTGTGTATGCGTACCGATTGCCATGGCACCCTGTCCGCTTGTTTCAGAATTAGCACCGATGATAGTTTGTTCCATATCACCAGCCATTTTGTTGTTGTAACCGATTACAGTTGATTGATTACCTTTGATATCGTTGTTATTAGCACCAATTACAACGCTATTTTCACCTGTTAAGTTGTTTGTACGGCCAATCGCCACGCTAGATGTACCGCTCACATAGGCACCATTGCCGATTGCCACAGTATTATATGCTGCAGTTCTAGCTTGTGAACCGATAGCATATGTGTATTCAACCAATGCTTCTGCATGGCTACCATATGCAAGTGAATTACGGCCAGCCGCTTTGCTATTATTGCCACCAACAAAAGAGTTGGTACCGCTTGCCACGTTATTTTCGCCGAATGCGATTGCATTATTAGCATCAATAGTGTTTTGATAGCCAAATACTGCACTACTATGAGATGATGCGGTGATTGTGTTATCTGTACCACCCAATGTGTTATTATTTGCACTTGCTATGTTTACTGTTAATGCAGAAATACCTAATACTAATACTGCTTTATTCATGTTTTTCATTGTTTTTTCTCCTGTTTCTGTTACAATACAGGTAGAGTATTTTGTGATGTACTCTACCAAGTCCGCTATGGTTTCCTACGCCATGATTAGCGGACTTTTCTTTTTTCATAAAATTTCACTTCTCTGTACCAATAATTACTGAGAATTAATAACGTAAACCCTAATAGAATTTGTAAAAATGCGGTATAAAAGTCAATGCGATTTATTTCAATCGAGCCGACTGTTCCAATTACCATCAAGAATGCGATCACTCTCAACGCCCATACTAGCTTAATCATGCTTATATCCTTTCCATACTCTGTACAACTCGCTGATATCTTTGTTTTTCAATTCCTCAACTAATTCATCGGCTGCTTTATTTGCCTCAATATGTGCAATTTCATTTCCGTACTCATAAGAGTTCGTAGGTGTTGGACATTGATATCTTGCGTAATACTCGTTGTCATATTCTGCTTGATAAATTTCATCAAGTAGTCTTTTATGAAGAGCATCGGCTACAGGTCTGTAAGCACCACTATCCCACTTCACCGCATTATTCATAAATGTACGTGCTGACTTTATAATTTCGTCTGTTAGCACTTCGCATTCTTTGATTGTTGCTACGTGTCCTCTAGCATTTCTGTTGAATTCTGCATATACGTTCATTTCCTGTTTCCTTTCCTTTAGATGCTTTAGCCTCTTTCCATTCTTGAAATTCAGCCATGTTTTTAGGATTTTCATAAAATTTGTAGATTTCTTCTATAAACAACCTCACTTTCTCACTCCTCTTTAATGAGTTCGCCAATTGGCACATTGAAACAATCGGCCAACTTTTGAAGGCTTGTAACACTTGCCCCATTTTTGCCGTTTAGCCATTGGCCTATTGCAGCTTGTGAAATACCAGTTTTCTTTGACAGTGTATAAGCTGTCATGTCTTGGTCTTTCATAAGTTGCTTGATTTTTTGCAAATTCATTGATTATCACCTCGCTTTTTGCTACAATCAAATTACTAAGTATTTATTTAGTATATGCAACGCTTTTACAATGCTATGTATTTACGTTACCCTGTGATTACATAGTACTACGCATATGCTAGTAATTCAATTAACTCATAATAAAAATAATTAAGAATTACAGTTTTATTTTTAACTTTTTATAAATAGGTGGATAAAATGGCATATGACCGCATATTCGAAATCATGAAAGAAAGGGAATTAACGGCTTATAGAGTGTCAAAAGATACAGGAATATCACAGGCATCGCTCGCTGATTGGCGAAAAGGAAGGTCAAAACCAAAAATTGATAAGTTGCAAAAACTATCCGAGTATTTTGGTGTATCGATTTCATACCTAACAGGGGAAAGTAATGAAATTGATAATACTCAACAAATGCAAGTACCAAATGGGTACTACATAGACAAAGAAACGGCGGAGTATGCTGAAATGTTACGTACTCGTCCAGGTGCTAGACTTCTATTCTCGGCTGCAAAAGACATATCAAAAGACGATTTACAGAAAGCCGTGGAATACATTGAGTTTTTAAAGTCTAAAAACAAATAATATTAGGGAGTGTGTTGTATTGGTAGTGAATATAATTTACTGCGATTTACCATGTGTTAAGGCTATTTCTGAGGAAACAGAGGATATAGACACGCATAATATATATGTGAATAAAAACTTGCCACATGATAAAATGAAAGCAGAAATACGGCATGAGTTATCTCATATCATCAATGATGATTTTTATTTAGATAGTCATGTTAATTTAGTGGAAGAAATGGTAAGGCGGTATGATCTAAAAGACGAAAATCTAACAGATGATATTAACTTCTACCATCATTTCAAGTAAGGGAGATAAGGGAATGAAAAAGACTTTAGTATTATTAACTGCATTATTGGCACTATCTACTACCGCAATGGCAAAAGACATTGTATCTCATGAGGAATTTAAAGCATTAGATGGAACAAAAGTTTTAGTACATTATGATGATGGTACAACTGAATTAATGGACGAACAGGACTTTCTAAACGCTACAATCTCTATGACACAGGAAGAAATGGACGATTTACACAAGACTGATAAAGGCACACAAGATGCGTTAAAAAGAAGAATGGAAGAAAACGAACGCTTTAGAACGATGTAAATAAAAAAAA